TCTAGTGGTGCATATACACAGATTGTTGTAGGCGATACGACTCCAATAGTAATTCATTATCAATGCTCAAGTCATTCCCTGATGGGTAATGGAATAGCAACAAACTCTGCAACAGCTACAGGAACTCTGCTATCCAGTTTAAGTGTTACTGGAAATATGGATGTTACTGGCACGTTTACTGTTAGTGACAATATTTTGATGACAGGAACAGGAGCTATAGATATAGCTTCTGGTACAACTGCTCAAAGACCTGGATCTGCTTCTGCTGGTATGTTCAGATTTAATAGTCAAACAACAAAATTTGAGGGATATGATGGAAGTGCTTGGGGAGAAATCGCTGGATCTTCAGCTACAGGTGCAGCAGATTTATTAGATATTGCATCATCTTCTGGAACAGGTGGAGGGTCTGCAACATTTAATGGAACTGCTTACAGATTTAAGTTAGTCACAAAAGGAACAAGTACAGCAGTTACCCCAACAAATGCAGAGATTTTAAGGGTATCTATCAATGGTGTAATGCAACAACCCAATGATGGATCTGGTCAAGGAGACATGACAGAAGGATATGTTGTAAGCGGTACTGATATTATCTTTGATTCTGCTCCTCCTAGTGGTGCTACATTTTTTATTGTCAATATGGGAACACAGATTGCTATAGGCAATGCAACCACTAACACTATCGCTGATGAAAGTTCTGATACAACTTGTTTCCCTTTGTTTGCTACCGCAGCAACAGGAGACTTAGGATTAAAGTCAGGATCTAATCTTACATTTAACTCTTCAAATGGTACTTTAGCAGCCACTATATTTAGTGGATCGGGTGCAAGTTTAACTAATTTACCTTCTTCTGCCTTAACTGGTGCGTTACCAGCTATAGATGGATCAGCATTAACAGGAGTTTCGTCACAAAAAGCTGATGGTTGCGTGACAGAAAACTCGTTAACAATTTCAAATAATTACACTATGACTACAAATAAGTCAGGAATTAGTGCAGGGGATATAACAATAGCAAGTGGGGTAACAGTTACCATTCCGTCAGGTTCACGCTATGTTATTGTTTAGGAGGTAAAATTATGCCAATCGTAATTAACGGAGATGGAACTATATCAGGAATAACTACTGGAGGGTTGCCTGATGGAATTGTAGATACTGATATGTTGGCTAATAATGCGGTTACAAGTGCTAAATCCTCTGGTCTTGGTGGGTTAACTGTTGCGGATCAATATGCTTTAAATTCATCTAATGGGGGTGATGCTAACCCTGTAACTGGATGGTATAGACCTTCTAATAATTCAAGAGCAAGTCTTAATGGAAATGTAAGTGAATCTTCTGGAATTTTTACATTTTCTTCTACAGGATATTGGCGAGTTGACGTAATTTTGTATAACGTACACAATGTTGATGAAAGATATAATCAATTTTTTCTAGAACAAAGTACAGACTCAGGTAGTAATTGGAATCATTGTTGTACTAATAGTTCTTCTGTTGGAAGCAGAATCAGTAGTACTGGTCATTTATCTGGTTGTATGGGTGCAGTTATACTAGACGTAACTGATGTAAGTACATTTAGATTAAAACTTAGGACTAATTCTGAAAGTAATTCTACTAGCAGTTACCTTTCTTATGATGCTGATTCAAACTATACAAGTATATTATTTATGAAATTAGGAGACACATAAATTAATGACATATATAATAATGGTATAGATGTTTTAAAATTATGATTTACAAGAACATTGATGCTTTAATTAGTTTAAAACCAAATGCAGAATGGACTTGGACAGGTACAGACTATTCTGGCTTAAATTGGATTGACAGTTCTACCAAACCAACTGAAGCTGAAATAGATGCGGAAGTTACAACTTTAAATAATGCAGAACCCATGAAACTCTTAAGAGATGAAAGAAATAGAAAATTAGCTGCTACCGATTGGAGAGCTAGTTCTGATTTAACACTTGCAGATGCTTGGAAAACATATCGTCAGGCATTAAGAGATTTACCAGCTAGTGCATCGCCAACTTTAAATTCAGATGGTACATTAAATATGTCATCTGTTACTTTCCCAACAGAACCTAGCTAAATATGAGTCAGATAAAGTTATTACATAGTGGTGGAAATGGAGTTATATTAGCTGCACCAACCAGTAACCCTTCATCTGATGTAACTTTTAAGCTCCCTCAAGCTGACGGAACAAATGGGCAAGCCTTAACTACAAATGCTAGTGGTCAACTAGCTTTTGCTACTGTTGCTGGTGGTAAAGTTCTTCAAGCTGTTACTGCATCCAGTACTTCAGCAACATTTGTTTATGGAACTACTTTTGCTGATTCTGGATTATCAGCAACAATTACACCTTCAGCGACAGGCAGTAAAGTTTTAGTTTTTATTACTCAACACTATATAGTAAGAAGATCAAGTTCATCTTTAGGAGGGTCAATTACCTTGTATAGAGGCTCTACTAAACTTACAAATGACATCAATGGGTCTGACCCTTATAAGATTCATTTAAATATTACAGGAGCAACTTATGTAGAAATACAAGGAGAGTTTAATACAACATACTTGGATAGTCCAAGCACAACTTCTGCAACCACATACAAAACCATGATAGGTGCAGCTTATGGTAACAATAGTGCATTAACTGGTGTAAGTAATGATGGTACAGCTTCTTATATGACACTTTTGGAGATAGGAGCATGAGCAGACTTATAACTAACTCTATACGATCCACTTCTGCTTCAGCAGATGCGATTACTTTAGATGGATCAGGAAATGCTACGTTCCCTGCTAACGTCACTTGTTCTGGTACTGCTTCTGGATTTGGTGGTGGTAAACTTCTTCAAACAGTTACAGCTTCAACAACGACTCAAGTTGAAACCACAAGCACTACTTATGTAGATACTGGATTGACTGCATCGATAACTATTTCAGCTAATAGCAAAGTTTTAGTGCTTGTATCTCAAGACTATGAAATAAAAAGAGGTCCACATGATTCTTGTTTTGGAGATATAAAACTTGTGAGAGCTAGTACAGATATTTATGTGAGTGCAAACCAAAAGTTGTTGGGTTTTAATGATTTAAGTTCAGATAACAAATCATTTAAAGGGGTTTTAAGTCTTTCTTTTTTAGATACTGGTGCATCTACAGGGTCAAATACATATAAAACAATGATGAGAGTACAAACAGCCGATAATGGTGGGAATATGAGAACTCAAGATGATAGTAATCCATCAGTAATAACATTAATTGAGGTGGGAGCATAATGGGATTAACGCAAACAAGACCTGTAGAAGTTTATGGATTCAATACAGATGGATCGGGTAATTTAATCGTGACAACTACTAATGGTGGTGTGGACAATATATCTAGCACAGTTTATGATGCGTTTGAAGATGTGATTTTTGCAGCTACAGGTTTTACCTTTAGCATAAATGCAAGTGGTAAATTAATCGCAACTAATTAATTATGGCAACTATTGATCTAGGCAAAATTAAATTAGTTTGGAAAGGAACTTACAACAACTCTACTGCTTATACAGTAGATGATTTAGTTGAATTTACGGATTCTGGTGTTACTTCAGCATATATTTGCGTTGCTAACTCTACAGGTAATGCACCCTCTAGTAGTGGTTCAGCACACGCAAGTTGGAATTATCTAGCAAAGGGCGTAGGAATTGCTGTTTCTTTAAACACTCAATCTGGTGCTTATGTAGCCGTAGCTAGTGATACTGGTAAAGCTATTTATATATCAACTGGTGGAGTTACTATTAATAATTCAGTATTTTCTGCTGGTGATCTTGTTTCAATAGTAAATAATAGTGGGTCAAACCAGACTATTACTCAAGGTTCTGGAGTGACTTTATATAATGCTGCTGATGGTACTACAGGAAATAGAACTTTAGCATTAAGAGGTGTGGCAACTATATGGTTTGCTTCTGCTTCAGAGGCTTATATATCAGGAGCAGGGTTAAGCTAATGCCTATACAACAAATGTTGATAGGGATTACAAAAGCCGAACAATTTGCAGAGGCTACAGGCGGTACAGTTACCGAAGTTGGTGATTATAAAGTACACACTTTTACGAGTTCTGGAACTTTTACTGTCACTCAACTAGGAGAAGTAAATGAATTTGAAACATTAATAGTCGCTGGAGGTGCTGGCCCAGGTAATACTTTTTCTGCCGGAGGTGGTGGCGGTGGTGGTATTATTAACCATCAAACTGGACAGGCTTTAACTGCTGCTGCATATACAATTACAGTTGGTGGTGGAGGTTCTGGTGCTGGAACTACAAGTTCGTGGCCGAATACCCCAACTGGTAATGAGGGCAGCGATTCATCTATAAAATTAGCTTCTGATAGCTCCATTATTCTTGAAGCTGACATTAGTGATATTGCTCCTAGTAGTGGTAGAAGTGACCCCAACCCACAGGCTAATAACCAAGCAACATGGTCTAGTTATGCTCACTTTATTGGTGGTAATAGTGCAAAAGTTGTAAACGGAACTCTTACACAATATCAAGGAGGAGGAGGCTATCACAGCGTAGCTTATGCTGGAGGGGGTGCTGGTTCTGGGGATAACGGAACTGGAGCTCATAGTACGACTGACAATACTCAGTCATACACTCCAAGTTGGGCAACTGGTGGTTCTTATTCTGCTGGAGGAGGTGGAGGTGATGGTTATGCAACAACTATGGTAACTGGAAGCACAACCTACTACGGAGGCGGAGGAGGTGCTGGCACAGCAGCAGCTGGTGCATCTAATATGACAACGTATCAAGCACCTGGAGGACAAGGCGGTGGAGGAAATGGAGCGAATAGACACTATACCAGTACAGGTGCTACAAATGGTGCCGCAAATACAGGCGGAGGCGGAGGCGGAGGTCATAGCAATGCCTTTGGGGGTAATGCTCATAATGCTGGCAATGGTGGTTCTGGTGTAGTTTTCATAAAATATAAATTTAAATAAAATTACATGGCACATTTCGCAGAATTAGACAGTAACAATATTGTTATACGAGTAATTGTTGTTTCTAATGATTACGAAGCTGATGGTGAAAATTGGTGTAAAAACTTATTAGGAGGTGTAGCTTGGAAACAAACAAGTTATAACAGTAATATTAGAAAACACTTTGCTGGCATAGGTTTTACTTATGATGAAACTAAAGATGCTTTTATTCCTCCTCAACCCTACCCTAGTTGGACTTTAGTAGAAGATACTTGTCAATGGAAACCTCCTATTGATTATCCTAGTGCAGATGCATATACAGATACTGAAGGCTATCAATGGGATGAAGATGCTTACCAAGCTGACAATACTACTGGTTGGAAAAAGATTTCTTATACCAAACCAGATTGGGTGTAAGATTCTTAAAAACTATGACAAATCCACTAGACGCACTTATCAAGAAATACGAGGAACAACTCGTAATGATACAAAAACAAAAAGAAGAAGCAAAAAATGCTTACGATATTGCCTGTAAAAATGAGGACAGGTATCAAGGTGCAATTATTGGTGTGAAAGATGCACAGGCACAATTATTATCGACCCAAAATCAAAAAGAAGAAATAAAACCTTCTGATGCTAAAAAATGACTATTTTAGCAACTAAAAATAAAATACAAATTATTGATAATTTTCTTCCTTTAGAAATTTTTAATGAGTTTGCTAAGTATGCAATTACTTCTCCTCATTTTATAGGAGTAGGTTTTACAGCATACGAAAGCGAAGCGTATAACACTAACTTTGCAGAACAGCAAATGCAAGCAATGATGTTTCGCAGATATATTAGTTCTTGTGAAGTATCAGATTGTTACTTACATTTAGAACCTCAAATAAAAAAGATCCATGAGCTACTAGAAATAAAAAGACTTTGGCAAATGCGAGTAAATTGTACTTTCGGGCAGAAAGAAAGATACCAAGGAGCTTGGCATATAGATAACAGTTGGAGTGACTATCTTCAAAAACATGGTAAAACTTCTATCATTTATTTAAACTCTAATAACGGAGGAACACAATTTAAAGCTGGCCCTTTTGTAGAGTCAAAAGCAAACAGATGTGTTATTGCTCCAACTACAGCAGTACACGCAGGGGTTTGGTCTACAAATATAAAATGCCGTTATGTTTTAAATATTAATTATGAATCATATTAAAAATTTTAAAGTTGAAAATAAACAAGATATTAAAAATTTTTTTAAACAATCTAATATATTTTCACAACATAACTTAGTAACTGGCAATGGTTTATCAACTTATGATTTATATGGTAAATTGTTTGAACAGTTTGAAGTCTTTGATAAACTTACTAAAGCAATTAACAATATAATTAATATTCCTTTTTTGGATATGTGGGCGAATATTAATCCACCTGGCACAAATGTAAGACCACATAATCATTTTTCTGAAAAATATCCTAATACATTAGTTGGAGTTTATTACTTAAACAAGCCAGTAAATTCTGGTAATTTAATTATAGAAGGCAATGAAATTCAAATTAATGAGGATGATTTAATTTTTTTCAATGATGTGGATATGCATTGGTCACAAGAAAATAAATCAATGCAAGACAGAGTTGCAATTTCATTTAATATGAACTAAAAGTTAATTAGATTTATCCTGCATCTGCCTTGTTACCAAGCTCATAGTTAGATATAAAGGTGCTAATGCACAGATTCCTGCGAAGGTTATAATAGTTACAGGTACTAATGCTTTTGCAAAGGCTTCTTTTATCATGTTTCAAAAAATTGCAAATATTCTAAGTATTGTTTCTTTTCTTATGGTAGCTTCCATGAGTGGTGGAGCGTACTTAGGTTACAAGTATGTAACTTCAGAAAATTTTAAGTCTCAAGTTATGAATGAAATACTTGGTAATGTTCAAGGAATGATGCCTAAAGTATTAGATCAAGGATTACCTAAAGTTACTGGTCCATCCATGCCAATTATTAAATGAACTGTTGGCATTGTAAAACTGAACTGATTTGGGGAGGAGATCACGATATGAATGAAGAGGACTATCCTTGTTCTTCGCAGGAATATAGTATGGTTACTAATCTTTCCTGTCCTAAATGTAATTCTTTTGTAGAAGTTTATTTACCAAGAGATGCCTACGATTGAAATACCTGATATTCAAATTAGAGAGATATATATTCCAGATGTTCCAGCAATATATAGTCCACATTATATTCAAGTAACAAAGCCACCTGAGATAGATGTTCCTGGTTGTACTTATCAGCACCGAGATATAAAAAATACTGGTAATCGTAATTTGTTGTTGGAAGATCCGAATGGTGTATATACTACCTGTGATTTTCCATTTCCTAGCTTTATACCTCTTGATTATTCTCCGGAAAATTTAGTAATAACTGAGGAAGTTCCTATTAGTAACGATCCACCTCCTTTACCAAAAACAGAACAGCCAAAGATTCCTGATTTACCACCAGACCCTCCACCACCTTTTCTTCCCTGTCCTGGCAAAAATGACCAAAGAGTAGGCGATTTTCGTAACGATAAAAAGTTAGAACGTGTTATCGGACACGAAAGAGGGCAAGATGGAAGTGAATGTATAACTCTCTATGAAGCAGTTGAGTGGAAAGATCAATACATTCCGTCTGCTCCACAGTTTGTTGGGGTTTTTAGCCTTGCTTTGGTTGGTGCTTCTGCACCGCTTGTACTTCAGCTTGTCCGCCCTATCGTAAAACAAGTCGTGACAAAGTTGACAAAAAAGAAGGATAAATCTATTTAATTTTGTGAGTATGTGGGATAACTTGGTTTGGTGGAATATTAACAACAATATCTTCACAAGTAACAGCACTAGGAGTATTAGGCTTAAAGGTAACTCCCTCTTTTGCCATTTTTGAGCACATCTCCAGACGATAAAGACTAATTTCCATTTTAGTTTTCTTTATTAATAGTTTTTGAGCTTGTATATTTACTTGGGTTGCTTCATGGCAAAGGGCAGGAGATTTTCCTAATGGAATATTTATTTGAGCAGATATACCATAATTTAAGTTAAAATTTTCTTTTTCAAATCTAGGAGTTTCCTGAACATACTTTATCGCTCCAGTAGTTTCATCATAAATATTTTGTCTGGTAACAGTTTCTCTGGGTAATGAAAATGTATGTGCATCTGTTACATAAGGAGTAATTGTAAGACTAGGAGAAGCACAGACAATACCCTGACTCATCCTGAAAGATGGCATAGCAGATGGTGTTATCATCGTTGCATTATTATTTACAACACCTTGAGCATTAGAACTAGGACTTGCAACTGTTGTATTAGCCAAAACCCTTGCAGGACAAAGGATTAGAGCTATTGCCCAAAGGTAGTTGTAGTTTCTGTTGTTGTACTTGAATTTATTGTTCTTGTTATTGTGGTTACTGTATCTAACCCTGGTGTTATTAGAGTTTCTTGAAGAGAGAAGGCTGCTCCACCATTTGTTATTTTCCATCTTGGCACAGCATCTAAGTTTGGCGAAGTCCAACTAAAATTTACTCCTCCGATTGTCTGTTCTGTAAGAGTTGTAGCTGTAGGGTTGATATATCCGTTAAGATCGGAACTTTCAATATTATGTCCTGACGCAGAATAGGAATATCCTGTCCGATATTGATGGCTTGTGATGGTTTCATTTATTACTGATTCAGAAGTGCTTGAAGTTTGACTCGTACCCGAACGAAATTGTGGAACGACAGGCACAGCAAGGGTTCTTATAGGTAATAATAGTAAAACTAACCAGTAAAGTCTAGTCAATCGTAATAGTAACTTTAGTAGATCCTATGCAACTTGTACCCGATCCACCTGCGGTACAGGTATGGACTCCAGAACTCAATGACGTTAAAGCAAGAGATCCAGCAGTACCGCCTGATCCAATAGTAGTCTGACCACCTAATACTGGTAATGCTGCAATGCCCGAACTAGGAGTTACAGTAGATGGTGTAGCATCTCCCATAATTACCGATTCTGTTTTTGAGAAGGCTGAACCTGCACTTGTAACTGAGGTATCAGTTTGAATCATTGCTGGAACGCCATTAGTTAACGATCCAACATTGATCCCACCAATTTTTCCTGATGTAGTTGTATCTCCTACAGTTACAGATGGTGTAATATTATTTCCGCTAAGACTATATGTAGTACCTACCTTATTTGTAACAACATAGGGCATATCAACAGTTATTTGTGCAGAGGTTACAAATTCTTGTTTTATATCAGCAAAAGCAGCCGATGGTAAGAATAGAAGTAAAGCAAACAGTTTTTTCATTTGATTCCTACTTTATTGTTCTTATTATCTACTATAACTGATTTTTTTCCGTTGTTATTTTTACCTTTTACAGCTATCCCGTATGTGCTGGCGATATTTCCCACAAGACCTGCTGCAAAAGTGTCTAACCTGATTCTTTCCATATATCCAAGAGTCATCACGGATAAACTCCAACCAAGAATAATTATGCGAACAAAATGTCCGACATAATCTCGGCTTTCCTTTTCTTCTTCTTCCATAAAAGTTAAAACTCTTGTTTAATACTAGCAAAGTAGCTATGTTTGGGAAGTAACACACAAATGACAATGTTAAAAATTCTAAAACCTTTATTACTAAAGTTTCTTTCTACGTCAGCTTGCAAGCAGTTAGTTGTGGACTTGTTACGCTCCATCTGCAAGCAAACCTCAAATGAGTTAGATGACCAAGCAGTAGATTTTCTTGAGCAGCAATTATTTCCTGGTAGAAAAGTAACCTCTTTACCACGATGAAAAATGACAGCTTCATAAGGTTTATCTCAACTCCTCTGCCAATGGAAACACAGTTAGCAGTTGAATTAAGGTGTAGAGAAGTTATGGGCTGTGATGATATAGACAAGTTGAAGGCTTTTTGCATAGATATGATGAAAAACCATGCAAGAACCGAAATTGTACTATCTAACGCAATGATGCGTATGCTGGAGCTTGAGGCTCACTTAGCTGTCTTACAGACAAAACCAGTTAAAAATAAAGTATTTTACAGATTTCGTTTAATATTAGAAAAACTAAAACTTTTGAGACAGATAAGACAGCACCAAAAAAATTATTCGCAGCGAGCGTAAGCTGCCTGTTGTCTGGAGACTGTCATCTCAGGGTACTGGATCGTTTCCCATCTATGACCACATTCATAACATTCTCTTCTACGAATGATTATAAATTTTGAATTTCTTTCAGATCGGACAACCTTCTGATCGCTGTATGTTTTACAGCCAGGGCACTCGACCCATGTTATTCTTTTCATTTGTAAGTTGTTTAGTCTTTCTGCTTTCGCCCGTCAATTCGTCTTTGCACAGATTCTCTCCACATCAACTCATCTTTGGCTTCAGCAATTTTATATTCTGAGCTAGTAAATTCACGTTGTAGTGCCTCATACGCTACTTTTCTAACCCATGCAGTACCACGCATACCCTCTTTGTCAGCTAACTTTTCTATAAGCTCTGCTCTGTTAGGGTCTATGAGTACCTGATAATAACTTTTGTTTCCGTGTTTGAGAGCCATTTACAATGTTGTTCTTGTACTACTCTACCACCAAAAAGGCAAATCGGCTTTATCAAGTTGCTTTTCCACATACTTTTTTCGGGCATCTCTTCGTTTTTGGGTTTTTCCTACACGAACTTCCCTAGCTCTTTTAAGAAAATCAATGATACTAGCCAGATCCCTGGTAGTTGCCTTTGGAATTTCCTTGTATAGATCCTTCATTAGGTCTACTCGAATATTCTTCTGCATAAGCAACAGGCATTACCTCCGTTAGAGTCTTGTAGTATTTTACTTCAAGCTGTTTATTATGCTTGGAGATATACCATCCGTGTTCATTTTTGCAAATACCAATCATAGTTATTTCTTGTAAATTGTTTTTAAATAGTTGGTTTCAATAGCCTCTCTTTGCTTTACATATTCTCTGTTTGACATATTTTCAAACAAATATCTGTCAGATAAATTGGCTAGTGCTTGGCAATAATCTTTAGTGGCTCTTCTTTGTTCTGGTGTCATTAATGAACCTCGCTCCATCTATCACCAATAGATACTTCAGCTAGTGCAGGAACATCTCCTAACCATTTTGCTTCAGCATTTTCCATTGTAGTTTTAAGAATCTCAGCCCACTCATCTGCTAAATCTTCTTTAACAAGAAGAATCAATTCATCGTGAACGGCTGCTGCGATCCTTACTTTATCTTCGCCTGTTTCTTTGACTTTGACCCATAAGTTACCTAATGCACATTTTAATATTGCAGCACCAGCACCTTGAATAGGTGTATTGCATCTAACAGTAGTTCTATTAAGATCGCCTTTCAAGAATCTACGCATATTAGATACTGGAACTCTAGTCTCAGGCCACTCATCTCCCTCAGTGGATCGTGAAGTATAGTTCATCTCTCTCTGCCAATCTCGAATACCGCTGTATGTAGTGAGCCAATTATCACGGATTTTTACAGCTTCATCATTAGACATAATGACACCACTGCTTCCAGCATACTTTCGTAAACCTTCTGCACCAGCACCATACAACAAACCAAAGTTAGCAGACTTGGCAATCTGTCTGTCACATCCCATCTGTTCAGCCGTATAGTCATGTAAATCTTCGCCACGCTGAAATGCAGCAGTCATGTTTTTGTCTTTGGCTAATGCAGCAGCAAGACGTAACTCCATCTGCGAAAAGTCAGCGTCAACTATTTTCCAACCCTGGGGAGCTTGCACACATTGTCTAAACTCTGAATCTCTTGGTATCTGCTGATTATTTGGCTTGATACTAGACATTCTGCCTGTATCTGCACCTAACTGCATATAAGATGCTCTAACAAATCCATCATCTGACATCTTATCTTGTATGCTCTCAATCATCTGTCTACGTTTTTCTCTACGTTTCCAAGTCATAAGTGTTTGGATCGTAGGAGAATCAGCAGCACAATTTTTTAAAGCATCTTTAGCAACACTAGGTTTACCATCATTGTTCACTGGTGTATAACCAAGAACTAATTCAAGTTTTTCTAATAACTGCTTAGAACTCTTGATATTAAATCCTGCATACTTTTTAGTACCTAGTCTTTTTGAGCCTTGGTCTTTCGCACGAAGGTTGAACGAGCCATCCTCATTTCTAGGTAGCTTTTTTCCAGGTGGTAAGTCATTATCAAGTTCTCTGATAAATTCATTACCAAGTTCTTTAATGTCATCTTCATAGTCAATACGACATTGTTCTAATTCTTCTCTGTTCCAAGGTAGCCCAACTCGCCACATCTGTGCCATAGCTGGAAGTGCTCTACACTCTAAAGTAAAAGCTCTATCTAACTGTGCATTTCGTAGCTTTCGCTCTAGCACCTGATCTAACTCAAGTAGCACTTCAATATCTTTTGCAGCATAGATTAGCTGTTCTTCGGATAAATCTTCAGCACCCCAATCAGATTTCTGCTGTTCTTTAGATACATTCATATCTAATTGTCTTTTAGCTAGTGCATCAAGACCATGTTTAGTCTGCGGAATACCATTTGTAAGTAATCTGCTGGCTAACATACTGCAACGCACAAATCCTTCGGGATGTATGCCATGTTCCTGTAGCCAGCCAAGATCAAACACTGCGTTGTGTGCCAGCCAGTATCTATTGGTACTACTGAAGAATTCTTCTAAGTAGTTCCAATCGCCACGCTCCAGTTCAAAACAGTCAATAACTACTATGGTTCGAGAAGAAAAAGACCCCAACTGAATCAGTCGGAGCTTACCTTCTTCTGGTTGTAGCTGTAATGTTTCTGTATCAAATGCAAGACTGTGAGCAGTCTGCAATCTTTTTAATTCTGATATTCCGTAATAAACAGAATATTCTTGTTTGGTAATTGTTGAGGTCATGGGAGAACCTTAATTAAGTGCTCTACTACTGTAGCACATTTGTCAACTCTTGTAATGCTTTCGTATGTAATCGGGAACTTCGTTATGATAACCATTACGATCTAACTCTTGGACTAATGAGACCCACTGTGGCCTATATGCTTCAGTTATTTCTTTGTAAGTTTGTGCAAGATAAATACGTCTAGCAGTTTGAAAATCCATACCGTTATTGTTAGGTAAGTAAGTTTTCAAGAAATGAGCTAAGTTGTGGTTTTTATCTTTTTTAGCTCTATGGTATTTATTCTTTTTATGCCATCTAAATATGTAGTTTAAAAGATAAGTTATTTTGTCGGGATCTATTTTGGAACGATAAATTTTAGCTTCTCTTTCAGGAGTTTTATCTTTCCAATTTAAAGGAGGATAACTCTCTGTTGGCAAGTGCTTTACAGGTGTATTTAATTTTGCTGGAATTGTAATTTCTACTACAGGATCAGCAGGAACTAACGCAGCTTCTTTTATTTCTGCTGCATCATTTTTTGCGTGTATAGCCTGTAATTGTTCTTTAGCTAAAGGTTTTATATTGTGCTCTCTATTAATATGTGCAAGTTGATCTTTAGTAAGATTTAAAACACATTTAATAAGTACATCATTTTTCTCTTCTTGAAATACAACACTTACAGTATTGTCTTTTTCAATAACTTTGTGTACTTCGCCTGATTGAACATCAATAGTAGATTTTTTAGTTACTACCTCTTCTTCTTTAAATTCCATAAATGGATTGATTAGTTCTAATATTGTAGTAGTTTAGTATTATGTTGTCCAGAGGTCCAACTTCTTTTGTAAAGTTTTAACACTAAGCTGTGTGCATATTGAAACATCAAGCCCATATTTAACTGCCTGTAGTACTTGACTGTGAAAATGTTCTTTATCAAAATATTCAACTTGATTTACTTTTTCAACTTTTTTTCTTGTGTGGTCATATTCTGTGTATCGAACAGTGGCTAAAGGACTATCATCAGCAGGAAATTTTTCCTCATAAATAGTGACGTTTATAGTTTTGTTATTCAATGGTTAGTTCTCCCAGAATTTTTGGTTTTCCTCTATATAACCAGAGGGATCTGTGTATAAACCCTTTTCCGTTCCAGTAGAAGGGTTTTCAACAACAATCGGTTTTGTATTAACCTCCTGTTTGTATAAACCTACTTTATCATCAGAGGTTTTTACAAAATTAGGGTTTTTACCAATTTTATTGTTCTTCAAATCCGTTCCAGTGTCTACATTATTAGGTTTATACACATCATTTCGGGGTATATCACGCACGAGAGAACTAAAAGACTTTGGTAATTCCTTTCCAACGGCTTTATAAAATTTAGAAGGTCTACCACCTTTACTTTTAGTTTTTGGTACATCAACTTCTTCAATTAACTTCTGATCCTCCAGTTTATTTAAGCTATAAACTATCGCACGTTTTCTGTGCATACCACCTACAGTATCGTGCTCAACTAAATCTTTAACGCACCAAGGTTTAGTTTCTGTTCTCATCAAACGCAATATGTCCAAAGTATGTTTATTTGGAGTGTCAACTCTAACTTCATCTGTATTGTCTGGTGCAGGGCTTATAGAGTATGTGTAGTCAGGTAGCAGGGTAAATATCATCCTCAACCCTTCACGATCCTCCCTGGACTTCTCAACGCTGACTAATCTGCTATTTGCTGTAAGACCCATCTCAGCAGCGTCATTCATTGATAACTTTTTCATATTCCAAGTTTCATCCACCGCATTTTTAATTGCAGTAGTTCCTCTGAATTTTCCTTCTTTGGTGTTGTGATGAATAATAATTATTGAACAAGCAGGAAAATCCTGCCCATTACGTCTAACAAGTTTTTTGATAGGTAACGCATACTCTCTCCTATTCTCTTCGTATGGGTTGCTGTCATTACAACCATCCAAACTATCAATGACCACTAGATCGTAAGCATACTTATTTTGCATCTTCTTGAATCTGCTATACCACTGCATATCCCACTCAGTAACTACTCGAACATTTTTATCACATCCAATAAGTTTCATCTGCCTACGCAATATCCTTTCGTTCTGATCTCCATTCAACCAAAGAACTTTACCAGTTGGCACGTTAACTAAAGCACCATAAACATTGAACGCTTTTCCATGTCCAATATGTTTTGCCACTGTCTGACACATAGCTGTTTTTCCTGTACCACCATCTGCATGAACCAACAAAGTCCAAGGTTTAGGCAGCAATCCTGGAATCAGATATTCAAAAGGTGTGTCGTCTAACTCATCAATAGCCAAAGGTTTCTGACCTTTAGTTCTATTAAACATTTCGTGAGTATCAACTAATCTTTCAATCTCAGCAGCATTACCACGCTTTGCTTCAATAGCTAATTTATGGACCGCTTGGTTATGTAACGCAGGGTTCTCATTCTTGGGATCATTGTCAATATCCATATATCGCTGAATAAGATCCTCGCCATCCAACACTTCTTCCTTGTACCTAAGTGGTATAGCCTCTACATCTTCGATTAATTTATCTAGCCCAACCTGCTTAAATCTTTTTCTATCTGGATCTACCCTATCTGCTAAATCTATAAGATGAGCCATGTTATATCTAGCACCATCATTTCTCCATGTTGCATACCATCTAGCAGCACAAGGATCTTCGCCATCCTCCCAACAATGTTCGTAGTCAGGATCTTTTTTACTCCACTCTCTCCAAAGTTCTAAACCTTCAATCCCTGGTAGCTCATTATTTATCATCGCACCTATTTCCCACCAGTAATGTTCTTGGTTAGGTCCTTTGTGTCCAATAACACTCAAGCAACCACTAACAATCGCTACTCTTTCTTCCTTGGTGCGTTTACTCCATCTGTTATCTACATATTTAATATCGACATCCTGATTATTCTTTTTATACTGATCTTTCATACGAGACAGCAGCCATTCTGGAGCAACTGGAACGTCAAATAAATCGCCCTCAAGTTTATATTCGCCTTTACCTACTCCTTTTTTGTGATATTCGCCAGCTATTACACCCTGTCCTCCCCATAAAACTTCCCAACCTTCCTGTCCAGCAGCAGTCTGTGAGATAGAAGCAACCTCAGTTACAAGATCCTGTGGAACTTTAAAAAGAAACTTAGCAGCATTTTTTCTAAGTGATGTAACTTTTGGTGCTTTTTTGAGATCCTTACCCCATTTCTTTTCAATAACACCCAAGTTTCTATCTACGTCAAATATCACAAGACCATCTGACTTCTGACCTGTAAATACACCAATAGCTTTGAACTTATCTGGTTCTCTCTCAATCATCAGAGCAGAATCGTTTACTGTAAGTTCTTCTTTCCACGCTCTACCAAAGGGAACTTTTCCGTCCGAGTATCTATCTGGACTCGCTTCGTTACGTTTTGGTAACAATACCCCCTCGGCATATATTGGACAAGTCAACCATGTCAATGGAATTTCGGGTATGAAATTTTTGTTACTCATGTGTTACAATACCTACTGTAGACTATATGTTGAAACCCTGAAGGAACTCCACCCTTTAGGGTTTTCTTATTATATATCATTGACAATGATTTGTCTATGTACTACAATAGTAATGCAACTCAGGCTTTCATAGCCAACACGCATTATGCCTTTCATTTCAACCGTTGCTAGAGAAGATGCTGCATCTTCAAGTAGCACAAAAGACGATTACTTGAATCCATCAAGTATTAAAAGCGGACAAAAAGTTCGTTTCAAATTGTTAGCTGAAGAGCCTTTCATGTTCTATGAACTATGGGGTAACGAAGTCAACAATCCAGAAAAACGTAAACCATTCCGTTTTGCTGAAGATCCTACCGCAGAGGATATTACAGAAAAACTCGGTGATGATTACATCAGATCACTTTCCAGGGATGGCAAAATGAATGAGCCTTGCAGAATAGCTCACGCAGTTCCCATATATAATTATGACTTGGAACGGGTACAGGTATTTTCTTGGACTCAAAAAACAATCACTCAGCAATTTGACGTAATCAGTCAACTAGAAGATTACGAAGATATGACTGAATGTGATTTCTATTTATCTCGTGAAGGACAAGGTACAGATACAAAGTACACTGTGCAAGCTGCCCCACTGAAAAAAGCTATGGCTAAAGCTGTAGATGAAGCATGGGAAGCAGAGAAAGAGTTCGATCTCGAACGACTTCTTAAAGGTGGTAATCCCTTTAAAGAAGAAGAATAATCCCCATTCATATAGGGAGTCGCTATTGACTCCCTTTTATTTTGCTGTATATTAATTATGGGAACGTGTATTTATTATCCATTTATGGGAACGCTAGACAAACAAAATGCCCTAGCATCTCTCAGAACATGGAATCTCATTCAAGATAATAGTGGACCGTACAGAGTCTACCGTGACGAAGAAAACAACGTATATCACTCAGTTACACATATTCTAAAAGAAACCGCACCCCAACATACGAAAGATGCCCTTGAAAACTGGCTTAAAAAATCAGACTCCTATCTGGAACGTGATATTGCCTGTGAACGAGGAAAACTTGCTCACTCTCATGCAGAGTTTGTACTCAAACTTGCAGCAAAATTTGCAAGACAAAACGCAAACAAACGTGGTATATGGCGGACTGGATCGGATGGACTGGAACGCTGTCCGAAAAAAGTCACTCAATGGGGCCTCCAAAAAGCAGTTGAATCCGCACCTCGTGTTAGCTGGAGTGCGTCAGGCTACGCAAGAGGTTTACGATCATTCATACTGGATCGTGTAACGGCCATTCATGCCGTAGAATTTTCAGTCTATAAACCAGGTTACGGATTTGCTGGCACAGCAGATGCTTTATTAGACATTGATGGGGATGGGCCTTTCATAGTGGATTGGAAAACAGCTAAAGAAATTAGATCAGATGATATGATCGAACAATTCTGTCATCAACTTGGAGCGTACAGTTTAGGTCTACAACATCTCACAGGCATAAAACCAAAATACGGTGCAGTTGTGGTAGCTCGCAGAAGTGGAAAACCCCAAATAAAAATCCTCAATAACTTAGAGTTACGAGGATCAGAAAGTATATTTTTAGATAGAGTGGATCGTTACCACAAAAATCTTAAAGAATTAGTCGTTGTCTAACTTATCTTTTCGATAGTCTTTTAGCTGATAGGCATAATCAATAAAACCTAAATCTTCAGCTAAATCTTCAATCTGTTCAGCAGTTAGTGGATGAGAACAAATATTATCTAAGGAATTACTATGAGCTTCCTTAAGTAAAGTCCATAAATGAGACATATTTGGATCGTTAGTCACTTTTCTACCTTAAAAAAGTGGTACTCTATTACATCACAAGCTAGAACACCGAAGTCTCTAGCATCATGGAACGTCATAAAATGAGAGTCAATGTTCCCATTTTCATCACTACGCAAAAAGACTGTATTAAAGTCCAGTTCTTTTTTGTAATGATCTATAAAATCAGTAATTTCTTTATACTCTTCAGGATAAGAAAAACTTGAATAATCTCCGTTAACTAACGCAGATGCCCAAAAATCAGGTAGTTTTAATGAAACAATTTCAGTAGTTTGCATGGTTGTAAATAAAGATGGTTTACAGTATCTATTGTATAACATTATAGTTAAATGTCTATGGATCGTTAATTACGGATAATAAAGATCTTCTATTCTTTTTTCAGTACGTTTTGAATGTTCTACGTAATCGGATAAATGTGAGGTATATATTTCCTCTACAGGATCAGTAAAGAATCCGTCATTTAACACATTTAGAACAACATTCTCAATTAGTGGATCGCCTGTAGGACAAATTTCCTCATCTTCATTATCCACAGTAACTAACAGAGTTACTAAAAGTTTTTTAATCATAATCTGTCATGCCATTTTGTACCGAAGCTCGACATAACTTCGTCATCTGTTGGTTCGTAATCATCATCTGTTTCAGACGGATAATTTTCTTCATCAGGATCGGGATAAACTCCACTATCCTGTAGATATTGGATCGCATCATCTTCACGTTGGCTGTCCAGTGCGGATTGATGGTTGTGCATGAATGAGTCCATTAGTTTTTCTCCTTAGTATTAGTTTGAAAAATATTAAAAAATTTATGAATACTGGTAAAGTCATAACCTAACTTTTCTAAAATTATGTATGAAAAGCTAGTCTTAACAGATTTTTCTGGATAGCCAGTATATTGCATTGATTGAATATCAATGTCATAACACATAGATAATTCTTCCTTCATAAATTCGTAGTCGTACCATTTAGTCTCTGGCACGTCTTGTAAGTATTCTCTTAGATACTCTTTTTCAGCTTCAGTGTAATTAATCATACTTTTTTAAACCTTGTGAGTAATTTTGAATATAATTCGATACCCTTGAAATAACCTACAGAATCTCCGTCAGCTAACAAACTTTCAGCTTCATCTAATACGCTATTCAGTATGGTATCTTTTGTATCTTTAATCTTTTTACCTGGATCAGGTTTAGCCTGCTCCCATTTGTATAGATTAAATGAGTCTTTATAGTATCTATATGCCGTAGACTTAGGAATCTCAAAATCAGTGTGCAATATATCACAGATATCCAAACGAGTTAATTTTTCTTTTGGATCTTTTTTGGACTCGTTATCTACCAGACATTTATAGATAAAGTTCTCAGCTTCTTCTTTAGTCACCCGAAAATTCCTCAAAACTAGCATCATTAACGGAAGTAAATTCACAAAATAGGTCTAGTCTATTTAATACTTCAGCCATAGTAAAACCACGTTCAATGGTATTATCGCCAAAAGCTAAATCGGAAACTCTTTTAATAAAATACTCCCTATCCTCTGGATCGTTCCATAAAGGATCTAACGGAAATTCTGGGTGCATCTGTTTATATTCCATATCTCTCCGTTAGCTCGTCTACATCTTCTGTAGCTAACTGTTGCTTACATATTGTGATTAATATGTTACAAGCCTTATGGACATAATAGTGTCCTTCAATCGGAAATAATTCCTTTAACTTAGTCATCAAACCGACTAAAATTTTTATTTCAGCAATAGTAAAAGTTAAAAACCTTTCACTACTGTTATCTAATGGATCGACAGCCATAATCATGGTGGTTAATGTGCCTTATAATATTACTTTAGTTCCATTCAAAATGCAACATACAAAATTCTCATTCATAATTCTCACTAAGAATTCTCAGAATTTTCATTCATTATTGACATTCATAACTGACTAGGTAATGTTGGATCGCTCATTCATTATTTTTCATTCATCATGGCCTCTCACATTCATAAATTTTTTAAGTATAGTCATGTATCTATACCCATTCAAGATTTATTTTTTATTTTAATAATTCTACAAAAAATTTCAAATAATTATAATGAACAGTTTTCAGATAATCTATGTTATAGAGCAGACAGATTAATAGATAAAATTTTGATACAAATAGAATTGAATAAATAGGTTGCTATCTCATACATATTAATGTAGTATTTAAAGGTAACTAATTTTTACACAACCCATGAAAAATTCAAACAAAATTGATTCAATCGTATCTTTTTCAGATAAAGAGTTAAGAGTGGATCGTCACTATAGAAGTGAAAACTTTACTAGAACAAATCTAGGTAAAGAGATTAACAACTTAGGTTATCAACGTCAGGGTAATGAAAATTTAATTTCTACACCATTTAACAGAAATGATGATCTAGAAACAATTTTATTTAAGACTAATGTTTTAAATGAGCCTGAAGTATTACCTACATTTACAAATTTCAATGGTAATTCTTATGAATGTCCAAACAGTAAAGCTATTTTTAGTAAGAAAATAGGTAAAGTAATTTCTACAGTATCTAACACATATGAGTTAGTAAAGCATGATGTTATTTACGATGCTATCGAACCTAACTTAAATTTTTTAGATGTTGAACACGTTATCCCTATGAATAATACGGCTAGGGTTTTTATTATATGTGCTATCAAAGATAGCGATATGGAAGTGTCTAGTGGTGACGCTATCCGTAGACGCATGATTTTTGTGAATAGTATGGACGGGTCTTACTCATTCAAAGTGATTCAATCGGACGTGCGATTATGGTGTTTCAATCAAATGGGTTCGATACAAAATTCTAAAAATAAAATGGTTTTCAAACATTCAAAAGGTGTTAACCAGTATTTACAGAATTTACCAGCGTGGTTAAAATTTCAACGTGATGATCTAGCTAACTCAATCGAGGAATTTAAAGCTATGAGAAACACTAAATGTTCAAGTGAACTACTCAAAAATCTGTTCATGCACTCTTTTCAAGACAAGTTAATAGGTCAGATAACAGACAAAGAAACTAAAAAGAAAAGAGATAAGACTTTCAACGATATAAATAAAGAGTGGGTCGATGTTAAAAGAAACTTTCAAATTGAAGCTAATGGGAATCAGCCTAATTTGTTTAACGCATTCAACGCTATAACAGAGTATGAAACTCATTCAGAGTCAAGTAGGATTGATTCTACAGAATCAGCTAGAATCAGGTTTGAATCGCTCATTAGAGGTCGATGTGCGGATCGCATTCAAAAAGCTAGAAAAGAATGTTTAAGATTAACTACTGTCTAACACATTCATTATGAGAACATTATACGAACCTAATTTAATGTCCAGAAAACAAAAAATTCTATGGTGCATTAATGAGATTATTTATTTAATCTTTAATAAAAAGTAAATTTATTTTAATCCTAGTCTAAAAAGCTAGGATTTTTTTATGTGTCTCAATGAGTCTAAGTGAGATTGTAATAATTTAATAATCCTTAAGGTATGTTTATACCTTTAAAAATTGTATTTGTATCAAGAAAATTGTTTGCTTTTTTATTTGTTAAATACTACAATATAGGATGTAATAACCATCTTTATTATTATGATTAACTCTAATTACATTCAACTTGAACTTCCATTATTTGCGAAGTATAAAGTTACCCATTTCATAGATTGTGGAGCTTGGATAGATCCAAATCCTACTATTGAATACTTTGAAGAATGGTATGAAATGGAAGATTATGTTAATGAAGAAACGCAAAGAAGAATAGATTATACAGTGCAACATAGTCCATTCACTGTTAGTGAAGAAGAATATAAAGAAATCGAAGAATACGAAAATTCAATGTATAAAATTGAAGAAATTACAAATAGCGGTTTGAAATTAATTAAAGGATGGGTTAATTCTTTTATTGCTTAAAAATTCATTCACTTATTACTTAAAAATTCATTCAATTACTTATTATGACTAAAACCAATTACAAATTAATTGCTAAAAAAAGACTAGCTAATTTAGAAAAAGAATACGAAGAATTGAAAATTAAAAATAATAATGAGTATTACGAAGACGATAATTATATTTGTGATATTTCAGACTTACAACATTTATTAGAATCTAATGGAAATTATACAGTTAGAAGAACTTATCAAGACTGTTCAACAGTTCACTATATCCCAAGAAATAATTTTAAAGATTTAAACGATTTTGATGAAGATATAGAGAGAGACTTAATAAGAATTGAAAAGGCTAAAAAAAGAATAGAAGAAAATAAAATTTTAAAAACTGAAAAATTAAGACAGATTTTGAGACTTGATGAAAGTCAAATAGAAAAAATTAAAAATACTTTTATTTATGATTATTTTAATGAAAAAGAAAAAGCAGACAAATATTATGAAGTGATAAATGAAAATAGAAAAAGATTTTTTAAGTTTTGTGATTATGTATAAAAATTAGTCCAGAACCTAAAGGTTTACAGCTCCTAAAATTAAAAATTAGGGGCTTTTTTAATGTGTGATTTTTGAATGATTTTAAACTTGTTAATGTAGTATTGCACGTTTAAATTTTAAAATTGTTTGATTCTTACGTTTGAGATTGTCTAGTTATATCAGTTGATTTGAAGTCTTATTATGTGAGATTGTAGAGAATTGATAGTATTTTTTAGTTTTTTACTGGTTATTATTGTATTAAATTAGTGATTGTTTTATATAGTAGAAAATGTTAAAATGTATATGAAAACTAATTAATTTTTCAACTATGACTACCCAAATCACAGAGCAAAACCAACTAATCGGAAAAGGTTTACATGATGATTTTCCTGCTATTTGTATACAGGATTATGAAACAAATAGATTTGTTTGGTTTAATGTTTACGAGATTTTTCAAAATTCGAATGATCTAGAAGAATTTCAAGAACATATGAATAAAGCTAGAAAATCAATTTGTAGAGACGAATGGTTTTATCCAGACTGTCAATATTTACATTCTATTTATTCAGAGAATATAAGTGATGAGATTTTATTTGAATATTTAGAGAGTTTAGATGATGCAATTTCAGATGGTCATTCTGTTTCTTTACATGAAGAATTTATAGGAGCATTTGGGGAATCTTATTTTGGTTCTTTAAATGAAATGTATTACGGCGAATTTAATAGTCAAAAAGAATGTGCGGAAAATTATGTTGAAGAGACTATTAACCTCGATGATGTTCCTGATCTAATTAGTGACAATATTGATTATGAAAAACTTTATCATGATCTAGATTTCACAGAAATTGAAGCAGATAAATCTACTTATTATTTTCGTAATTATTAATTTTAATTCTATCCTTTCCCGTACTATTCCTCATGACCTACCAAACAAACCCAAACCGAATAAAACTGTATAGATTTGCAACCCATCGAACAAACCGCACCAGACTTAATGCAATGGTTTTTATTATTGGCACTGTTTCTATTTTGTTGGCTTGCTATCTCACAGATAAAGGTTTTAAAAATTGTCTGCAGTCTGGCAAGTATTCCACAATCGAATGTGAGAAGTTACACTACGGTTAACTTTCCCCAGACTCACACAATTATTTTTCCGCTTTTCCATTTTGGGGGGGCGGATTTTTAAAAAAAAATTTAACTATTGATATACAGGGAACTTACTGATAAACCATAAAATAACCTCTAAAATACTACAATATAATAATACTACAATATTACACTAATGTCAACTACTTTTTCTTATCTTCAACGCTAATAGATAGCTGTGGAGCGTTAATATTGATATTCTCTACACTCTCTCCTAGTACTCTACCGAGTGAATCTAGCACTTGAGCAGCAGTTTGAAGCTGACCCTTCTTCATAGCCTGGTTAAATAGCTTCATTCTCATACCCTGCAATCTACCTATCATCTTCTCTCTATCTTTTTCCCAATCCTCATCGTTCCAGGATTTTACCTTTCTCCAGTCACTCCAGGCTGTCTCCACCCCAATTTGCTCTTTGGAAGCGTGATCTAACACCAACTGTCTTGTTGTCATACCTTCCAACTGCCTTTTGTATAATCTCTGCCTTCTGGCTTCAATCACTACATCTGGTTGCCTCCTCCCACAAACTCTGCCATCTTGCAAAGCCTTTTCTGAAGTAAATTGACCACTTGAATTACGAAGAATAGAATCTGTCACGGACTAAAATGCTATTTATACTGAATGATAACCCCAAATATAGTGTTTAGTCGAGTAAAACACAGAAATTTGTTCATATTTAAGCTAATCTTTACTACATGAGTACAAAAACAGCCGAAAAACTATCACTAAGATGGGCACAGGGGGAGGTGTTCAACGCAAAACAAAGATTCAGAGTCCTCGTGGCTGGCAGAAGATTCGGAAAATCCTATTTATCCTGCATAGAACTACTAAAAGCAGCAATAGACCGCCCAGGCGAAACATATTTTTACTGTGCCCCTACTTACCGCATGGCAAAAGACATTGCCTGGAAAGAAATCAAAAAACTAATCCCACCCCAATGGATAGCCTCTAAAAACGAAACCGACCTCAAAATAGAACTAATCAATGGGTCGCTAATCGAACTAAAAGGCACAGAAAATGCAACAACCCTGCGTGGTCGAAGCCTCGCTGGAGTAGTACTTGACGAAGCAGCCTTCATGGATTCCGATGTCTGGTTCCAGGTAATCAGACCAGCCCTCGCAGATAAACAGGGGTGGGCACTTTTCATATCCACACCAGATGGCACAGCTTCATGGTTCTACGATTTATGGTGTTACGTTCCAGAAGATGAAACAGGAGATTGGAAACGCTGGAGCTTCACAACAATAGACGGGGGTAATGTTCCAGAAGAGGAAGTAGAAGCAGCAAAGGCACAATTAGATATCAGAACATTTAAACAGGAGTTCGAGGCAAGTTTCGAAAATCTCACTGGTCTTGTTGCAGTCTCATTTTCAGATTCCAACATTTCTACCGAAGCGGAGGACATATCCATCGCTCCACTCTTATTAGGAGTCGATTTTAACGTAGATCCACTTTGCGGTATATGTGCAGTACGCTACCGAGACACCCTCTACGTCTTTGACGAAATAATTATGACGGGCGGAGCAACAACCTGGGATTTTGCCGAAGAAGTAACTAACCGATATGGTGTGGAACGCAGAGTAGTAGCTTGCCCCGACCCTACGGGATCTGCCCGAAAAACATCAGGAGTAGGCTCAACAGACCACACTATCCTACGCAGAAGCGGTTTTACTGTGTCATCTCCCAGAGCTCCCTGGAAAGTCCGTGACAAAGTAACAGCCGTAAATACTGCACTATATGACGCAGCAGGAGAAAGGCGAACTTTAATCCACCCACGCTGTAAAGAATTAATAAAATCCCTCCGCACTCTGACTTACGCTCCAAACACAGGTATGCCTAACAAAAATCTTGGAGTTGACCACGCATTTGACGCTTTTGGCTACCTCTGCCTCCAACAATTTAACCTTGCCAAACCAGAGACATTAGGCCAAACTTCGTTTAGAATATACTAAGAATTACTTTTCTACTTATGTACCACTCAACTACTAAGAAAAAGAAGAAGAAAAAGAAGGGAGGTAAAAAACGTGGCGAATGTTCCTGTAAATAAAGCGTTATACTCTAGGGTAAAGTCAGAAGCTAAACGTAAATTCAAAGTTTACCCTTCTGCTTACGCTAACGCATGGCTTGTACGAGAGTACAAAAAGCGTGGTGGCACTTATCGCACCGAGGCAAAAAAACGTGGCAAGAAGTAGTGGCGGTCTAACCCGTTGGTTCAAGGAAAAATGGGTAGATGTCAAAACTGGTAAACCCTGTGGTCGTTCAAAAGGCGAAAAAAGAGGCTATCCAGCTTGCAGACCAAGTAAACGTGTCTCAAGTAAGACACCTAAGACAGCTTCAGAGATGTCAAGTGCCGAAAAAGCACGTTTTAAGCGTGAAAAAACAGGCAGTAAAAAGATAAGTTATCAACATAGACGAAAAAAGAAGAAAAAATGACTGTAAAAGTTGCAGTTTCACGGTAATATAGTGCTATATAGTATATTTTCTCAAAATCATGGCATTTTTTCGTGGGGAAGAAGGCTCTGTATCATTCGATAACGGAACTGGATCAGTTGGAGCAGTAGCTTCCACAACAGCTTGGACTTTAGACGTAACTAAAGACACTCTTGAGGTAACTGCTCATGGAGATACTTCAAGAAAAAATATCGGAAGCCTAATTTCTGGATCTGGTACTGTCGATCTTATATACACAGCAACATCTGGCGATGACACTGCTGAAATTATCACGGACATATTAACCACTGAAGATTCTGGCGATGCTGCGTTTAACTTATTTTTAGATACATCAGGTACTAAAAAACTTAGTTTTAACGGAATTATTACAGGAACTTCATATAGCTCAACTGTTGGAGATTTAAGCACAATATCAGTTAGTTTCGTAACTAACGGTGCTATCACTTCCGCAGTCTAATGCCTAAAAAATCTTATTCAGCAAAGCAACGCAAACTTGCTGCGGTTGCTCCCCCACGGGATAAGATTACTGCTGCCGACTTGAAGAAGTTACGTTCCAAGAAAAAGAGAAAAAAGAAGTGAAACTTACCACTCGCCAAAAAAATTTATTAGAAAAACATTCTGAACATCATAGTGCCAAGCACATGGAGTTTATGAAAAGGCGAATGAGAGCAGGAGATACTTTTACCCAAGCCCATAAAAAAGCACAAGCAAAGGTAGGTAAGTAATGGCTAAACGTAAACAAGTAAATTTAAGTGTAGGCAGAGGAGAGAAATCTAAAACAGGTGGACTTACTGCTAAAGGTCGTGCAAAATACAATCGTGCCACAGGAAGTAATCTAAAAGCACCAGTTACAGGAAAGGTAAAGCCTGGCAGTAAAGCAGCTAAAAGACGAGCATCTTTCTGTGCAAGAATGTCTGGGATGCCTGGTCCAATGAAAGATAGTAAGGGCAGACCTACTAGAAAAGCGTTAGCTTTAAAGAAATGGAGGTGTCGTAAATGACGTATGCTGTTCCTGGTCCAATCAGAACAAACATAGTTTCATCTACTTCTGTAGGTGGTATTGATAGTCCTTTTACCCGAACCAGGGCTGTCCTGGACATGATGAAAGGTTGGGAAATAATGAAAGCTGTAAGTGAAGGAACAGATTATCTAAGAACAAATAGCGAAGCATTTTTACCATTAGAACCAAGAGAAGATTATGACGCTTACCTTGCAAGAGTAAATAGAGCAGTATTTAGTCCTTTTACACAAAGATTAATCAGAGCAGCATCAGGCTTAGTACTTCGCAAACCAATAACACTTACAGGCGATCCATACTGGACAGAAATGTTTAAGATGGATGTTGATGGTTGTAAGTCAGATTTAGATGAATATGCAAGGAGAATATTAATGTGTTCTCTTACTTATGGTCAAAGTCATATTCTTGTTGATTATCCTGCACCTTCTGGTGCATTAACACTTGCGGAAGAACGTCAACAAAATCGCAGACCTTATTGGATTGAAGTAGATCCTACAAATTTATATGGTTGGAGATTAGATAGAGAATCTAATTATGGAAATCTAGTACAGGTAAGAATAGCAGAAAAAGCTGTATTACCTAGTGGTCAGTTTGGAGAAAAGGTATTTGACCAGATAAGAGTTATAGAACCAGGAAAATATAGAATTTTTCGTAAAAAAGAACAAATTGAAGAAATGTATGATGTTGCTGATGGTAGCACAGCAGGAAACTTTGAAGTAGGTTCAGCAGATAAAGATTATAGACAGGTAGAATCTGGTAGTTTTTCTCTTGGAGAAATACCTTTAGTTACTATTTATTCTGGAAAAACAGATAATTTAGTAAGTAAACCACCTTTATTAGACATTGCTTACTTAAATCTTGCACATTTTCAAAGACAGGCTGATTTAATACATAGTTTGCACGTTGCATCCCAACCAATGCTTGTTATGGAAGGATATGACGATCAAACTAAAGACCTTGCGATTAGCGTGAACTACGCAATGGCAACTCAGCCTGGTAATAAAATTTACTATGTAGAGCCAGCTTCCAGTGCATTTGAAGCTCAATCAGCAGAAATAAAAGAGCTACAGATGCAAATGGCAACATTAGGAATCAGTACACTATCACAACAGAAGTTTGTTGCAGAATCAGCAGATGCCCGTAGGTTAGATCGTGTAGATACTAACTCCATGCTCGCAATGGTATCAATGGAACTTGAACAAAAGCTACAAAAAGCCTTCAATCTCTCAGCTGAATATGTTGGAATCGAACCACCAGAAGTAAAAATTAGTAGAGACTTTGATATTGAAAGATTAATTGGTCAAGATATTACAGCCTTAACATCTTTATTCGATCAACAAGTCATTGATAGAGAGGAATTTAGAGATATTTTGGTTCAAGGTGAAGTATTACCATCAGCAAATGAGGCCAAATCCGAATAGTTTGATACAATAGTATATAAGTACATAAAAATTATGGCTAAATCTTTAGACCATGTTCTGCAACCTGACGGAACTTATAAATGGGAAGAAGTAGAACTCGTACATTCAACTGCACCAGTTGAAGCCTGTCCTGCTCCCGAACCAAAAGCAACTAAGAAAAAAGTTACTAAAAAGAAAACTACCAGCCCATTATCTGATTAATTCATGGCAATCGAAGAAAAAGTAATTCAGCCTGATTCTGTGACTCCTGCTGAACAGTCCGTGGCTGACACTCCTTCACAACCACAAGCACCTGATCTCAGTTCCGTAAAAGCAGAATACGAAGCAAAATTAGCTGCTGCTCGTAAAGAAGCTGCTGAAGCAGAAGAAAAATTTAAGGGCATCAAGGGAAAATTAGATGATGTCTATAAACAAAAAGAAGAAAAACGTACCAAAGACCTAGAAGAACAGGGTCAATGGAAAACTCTTTGGGAAGAGGCTAACAAAACAGCCCAGGAAAAAGATCAGCAGATAACAAATTTATCCCAACAATTACAAGAACTAAAAACTTCTAATGAAGTTGCATCTACCAAAACAACAGCCCTTGCAGCTATTAGTAACCTTGGAGCGATAAATGCAGAACAAACTCTGTCATTGTTACAAAATAAGTTACAAAAAAATTCAGAAGGAAAGGTTGTTGTTCTTAATGGTGGAGTAGAACAAGATTTAGGTACTTATCTCACAAGTCTCAAAAACCCTGGTAGTGGTTGGGAACACCATTTTAAGCCTAGTAGTGCAGCAGGAATGGGAGCAAAACCAAGTCCAGTTGCAAACGCTGGAACAGGTCAGGTAAATCCCTGGAAAACGGGCAACCTCACTCAACAAATGCTACTATTAGAACAAGATCCGCAGCTTGCAGCAGTGCTCAAGCAAGAGGCTCAAAAATAGTTAGTTTCTGTGAAACTAATCCCCTCGTCTGTGACTAGGGTATCGCAAAAGTAACAAGGTAATCTGAATGGCTGCTCCGTTTCAGAATTATTCTGGCGGTGTCCTACTAGCGGACATCGTTAAGAGAAATAATCTCAGCACATACGTTTCCGAAGCAATCAAGGAACGTAGTGCATTTATTAAATCTGGTGCTGTTGTGCGTAACGCACTTCTTGATGCAACAGAAGGTGGAACAAGAATCCAAGTTCCAGAATTTAACCCAATCGCTCCAACTGAAGAAATTTTAGATGGTACAGCAACTTGGGGTACAAGTAACTCTGGTTATTTGACACCACAAAAGATTGGTACAGGAACACAGATCGCAACTATCTGTCATAGAGGTTTTGCGTATGCTGTTGATGATGTAGCTGTATTGGCTGCTGGTGAAGATCCAATGGGTCATATCAGAAACCAAATTGCAGACGCTATCAACAAACTAAACTCTGCAAGACTATTCAGCTTGTTAGATGGTTTGTTCGGATCTACTTTTGGACCATTAGGTGCAAACGCACTTGATTTAAGTGTAGGTGCTGCTTCTGGTGCTGCTGAAGCAAACTTCTTAACAGCTTCTACAGTTGCAAGAGCAAGAAACCTTCTTGGAGAAAGAGGCGAAGAGCTAGATACTCTAGTAATTCACCCAACTGTTGCTTACTACCTATATCAGGTTGGTATGTTAACTTTCTCTACTTCTGCACTATCTACTGGAACTGGCATCCAATGGGGTGGCGGTGGTGTTGGTGTTACTGAAACATCAATCGGTCAGTTTGCTGGAATGAATGTTGTTATTGACTCTCAAGTTAATACAGTTCAGCCTGGTACAACAGGTCATCAAAAAGAATTCCGTTGCTACTTAATTAAGTCAGGAACAATTCTTGAAGGCGAACAGTCTCCTCTTGGTATTGAATCAGATAGAAACATCTTATCTAAGCAAGATGTTATGTCTGTTGACTACCACAGTGCTTATCACGTTATGGGAACTAAGTGGACATCTGCTACTGACAACCCAACTAACGCACAGTTAGCTAACGATAATAACTGGGGAATCACATACGATGCTGATTTAATTCCTATAGTTGAACTAATCGTTAACTCACCACTTGATACAGGAACTAATCCTTAATATCATTAAAGTGTGGTCATCTAAAACCTCATCAATTATTGGTGGGGTTTTTTCTTTACGCTACAATAAAACTAAATTACTTTATTAATCGTGGCAGCTACTATAGACGCAACAATAAAAGGAGAAAATGCCAATAGTTATGTCACATTGACAGAAGCTAATGATTATTTTGATACCTCCCCAGATTCTTCAACTTGGACAAATAAAACAGATGACCAAAAGAAAAGAGCCTTAATATCTGCTGCCAGATGGATCGACACCTTAGTATTTTACGGAGACAGGTGTGATGATGGACAAGCACTAAAATTTCCAAGAAACAATTATCAGGTAGATGGTGTTGAATTAGCTTGTTCTAAAATTCCAAACGGTATCAAGTACGCACAATATGAACTAGCCAGAGCTTTAGCAAATGACACTGACGCAATAACAGGAACTACAGGAAAAGATGGAAACTTTGAAGAAGTAAAATTAGGAGATATTCAAGTTAAGTACAATAAAGCAAGTCAAGGCACTGGATCTGTGAACAATATTCTTGATGTCTACCCGTGGCTGCAAAGTTATCTTGGAGCGTATATGTTAGGCGGTGCTGGCAGTTTTCAACTAAGGGCGGTTAGAGGATAATGGCAGGACAACTAGACGCACTACTGAAAAACGTAGCCAAACAGGTGGTGTCTCAACTAGGAGACTCACTAGACACAACTATAGTTTATACCAGAAAGTTATCAACTTCTTACAACACATCTACTGGTGCAGTAACTACCAGCGATACCAGTTACACAATAAAAGTTCCGGTAGAATTTATACAATCCACAGAAGAAACAGGTTATCAGGAAAACGTAGCTAGAATTTTTATAACTCCTAATCTTATAGGAGACAGTCAACCGCTATTATCAGATGAGATCACTCTCACATTTTCTGGATCGACCAGAGTTGCAAAGATTACAGATGTAAGAACTTTGCGTGGCGGTCAGGAATATTTATTCAGAGTTGACGTTATCTTCTAATGACTTTAGTAAACGCACGAGCAGCATTTGAAACCGCAATCAAAAACGCAGTAACAACTGCTGATAATACAGTTACAGTTGTGTTTGACAATATGCCTTTCACAACTCCAGGTAAAACGAAAAAATATGTAATGGTAAATTTAGACTTCACTCAATCTACAAATCAATCTCAAGGTGCAGCAGTTGATTATTATGCAGGAACAATAAGGTGTGCGATTATGACACCATCTAACAAGGGAAGTGCAGTAGGTGCTGCAATAGCAGAGTCAGTAATTGATGGTCTTATTTCTGTAAATGCCTCCAACTACTCAGATACTTTTTCTGTATCACCCAGAGTAAGTGAAATTAGTGGACCGTCATCTGTAGTAACCGAAGATCAGAGTCATTTTATGAGTGTAATAAACTGCGATTTTACAGCCAATGCGTAGAGTAAAAGATCTAAAGCATCTACCAAACGATTTAGCTGGCCTAATTGTAAAAGGCAGAGCAGAAGCAGCATCCGAAATTCACTATTCCCTGCAAAATAGAAGTCCTTGGTTTACTGGAACATTTAATACAGCTTGGCAAATAAAAGGTGCTCCAGTTATTCCATCTATTCCAAGGAAAGACAACAATATAGATCCACAAAAAACTAGTAGAAAAGCACCAGTAAGACACAAGCCCATATACACTTCTTTAGTCAAAATGCTTTACATAGGTAACAAGGCTGAGTATGCAGGATTTGTAATTAACGCAATGGTGAGTCCTTACGAGCCAGGGCAGATGTATGAAGATTTATTTGCTCAAAAGCGTAAAACAACTCCAAAACCAAATGTTCCTTTTTGGTATTACGTTTATCTACAAAATAATTTTTTAGAAAAAGACATTAATAATGGATTTAAGATGGTAGGGTTCAAGCCAAAACGTAACTATACAATGCACAAAGGCACGAGTGCTTAAATTTATACTTTGAGTTATACTACAAGAATAAATACAATTTTTTATGCCAACAGAAAGAGCAATCGACAAACTAAAAGCTGCTTTTAGTGTCCAAGAACGTAGTAGCTACTCTATTTTTAAAGGAGAAGAACTGGTTCTAAAAATATTCTGGTCGCCTCTTACAATAGCTGATAGAGACACTATAAACAGTACACTAATAGCTATGAACAAGGGTAAAGAGGAAGGTAATTTAGACTTTGCTCTTCAAGTTATTGTCACAAAAGCCGAAGATGAATCAGGTACAAAAATATTTTCAGCAGCAGATTTACCAGCACTTAGAAGAGAAATTCCAATGTCAGTTCTGTTAGACATAATGACTAAAATGCAGGGAGTGGGCGAGGAGGAAAGCCCCGATGCCGTAAAAAGCTAAAATAAAAGACGATAATTTTGTATATTTGCAGTTTTTTATTGCAGAACAGCTAGGCTACACATTCAAAGAATTACAAGAAAGAGTATCGGTTCAAGAACTATACGGATGGAACGCTTACTTTACAATTAAAGCTGAACGAGAAGAAGAAGCCTACGAAAAGGCAAAAAGACAAGCCCAAGTTCGTAAAGTACGCTAAACTTCTAATATCCGTGTATTCTGCAAAAATCAGTGGCATCTGAATATAGCGTAAATATAAAATTAAATACTGCTCAAGTAAAAAGAGATTTAAAAACAATAGGCGATGGAATAGGAAACTTAGGTAAAAAACAGGCAAGAGGGTCTAAGTCAGCTTTATCAGACGCAGAAAAACAATTAAAACTAGAAAATACTGCTCTTGCACTTAAAAATAGAGGTTTGGGTTTATCACTAAAGGCTCTTCCTCTTCAGTTAAAAGGAGTTAAACTTGATGAAGCTGCTTTAAAAATACAACAGGCTACTGCTGATGCAGAAAAATTTGAATTTGATCTAGCTAAAAATTCTCTACTTTTAGCGGACAAAGACATAAAGAAAGCACAAATAAGATTTAAAGCCCAAAATGACATAAATAAAGCAACAGCTAAAACAGTTAGAGTAGAAAATACTGTAAATAAACAGTTACGAGAAAGAACAAAAACTTTAGGTCAAATAGTTAAACTCAGAAACTTGGGAAGTTCTGCTGGAAGATTAGCAGGAAGATTTGAATTTGAAGAGGCTTTAAATACTAGAGCACCAGGTGGAGGAATGTTAGCTCTTCCTAGTGCAGAAATGCTGGATCAAAGAGTTAGAGGATCAGGACAGGCAGGAGGCTTTAGTAGAAGAATACCAAGATTTAGATTACCCAGGCCAAGTAGAGGATTTGACGTTGGAAGTGCATTAATTAGTGGAGGTTTTCCCTTACTATTCGGGCAAGGCCCAATAGGTGCTTTAGCTGGTGGCCTTGGTGGTGGTATCGGTGGAATGTTTGGACAGATGGGTGGTTTTGCAGGAGGTATTGCAGCTACAGCCATAGTTCAACAAGTCCAAAATACAATAGCTGCTGTATCAAAATTAGGACAGGCATTTAACCTACTAACTCCTGATGTCGAAGGACTTACAGCAGCTTTAGGAGCAAGTGGAACAGAAAGAGAAAAACAAATACAGTTAATTAAAAAGACAGAAGGAACTCAAGCAGCATTAGCAGCCGTAACTGAACAACTAAATCAGCAGATCGGAGAAAAAGGAGTTAAAAATCTGAAAGAGTTTGGAGAAACCAGCAGATTAATAGGAAATGCGTTCCAGTTGTTAGGAACTAAAATGTTAGCAGCCCTAGCACCTATATTAAAATTACTCGCTACTCCTATAACAGCAGAGGCAGCAAGAGCAGAAACAAATAGACTTGCAAATGTAGGAGGAGCAGCTACCGATCCAACATTACTAGATTTACAGACACGATTAGAAAATGTTGGTAGAGGTAGATCTGGACAAAAACAAGCTGACCGAATACGGGCACAAATCGAGTCTAGAAAAGAAGAGCTTGCAATAGTAGGAAAAGGAATAGAAAGACAAAAAACTGTAAACTTAATTGAAGATTCAAGACTCAAGAAAATAAGACAGCAAAATGAGTTATTACAAGCAAAAATTAATGGAAACCATGAAGAGGTTTTACTGGCACAAGAACTTGATGCAAAGATAAAAGAAATGCTAGAAGATGGAATGACGGAGCAAGAAATAGACCGCAAAAAGATTGAAGATCTTTTAAGACAAAATAATTTACTTGAAAAACAAGCAGAGCAAGCAGAAAAAATAAGAGAACAATTCAAATCACTAGGTCAATCACTTGCAACAGATGTTGCTGATGGCCTACAAGGTCTTATCCGTGGAACGTCTACTCTCAACGATATGCTCAACAATGTACTAAACAAACTAATTGATGCTGCATTTAACATGGCACTATTTGGTAATCCAGGAGGAACATTAGGAGGGGGAGGATTATTTGGTTCGATATTTAGTGGTCTTGGTTCAATGTTTGGTGGTGGTTTTAGTACAATGGGCGGAAAATCAATAACAACTGCTTCGGGTACAAGTATAGGAAAAGCAGGTTTTATGCCTTCAAATCCTGCATTTAGAGGAGCTATGGCAGCAGGAGGACCAGTAAAAGGAGGAGGTCAGTATCTTGTAGGAGAACGTGGACCAGAAATGTTTACTCCAGGTGTATCTGGTATGATTACACCAAATCATGCTCTTGGTGGTTCAACAAATATCGTAGTAAATGTAGATGCTTCTGGTTCTTCTGTTGAGGGAGATGAAGAACAAGGTAGAGAACTTGGTCGTATGATTTCAGTTGCTATACAATCAGAATTAATTAAACAAAAACGACCAGGAGGTTTATTAGGATAATGGCTACTTTTCCCTCTATAAATCCTTCGTATAACGCTCGTAAAACAACATCTCCACAAATTCGAACTACTCAATTTAATGATGGCTACCAGCATAGGATCGCTTTTGGTTTAAATACCATTCCTTATCAATGGTCTTTAACTTTTGATGTTAGTGAAAACGATTCTGATGTGATAGAAACATTCCTTGAGGCAAGAGCTTTAGATGGTGCTTCTTTTGATTGGCAACCTCCTGGTAGTGCTGTTGCTTATAAATGGATATGCCTTCAATGGACAAAAAGAATCCCTTTTGTAAACAGAGCAAGTTTAAACATGACGTTTCAACAAGTATTTGAACCTTAATGACTACCCCTGTATCAGAACTACAGAAAATAAATCCTAGTAGTATTGTTGAGCTTTTTCAGCTTGAATTAATTACTGCTATTCATGGATCTAATACAAAGTATTATTTTCATAATGGAACGAATACTAATGGAAATACTAATCTTATTTTTAATAATATTGAATATACCAAAATGCCAATAGAAGCCGAAGGTTTTGAATTTAATGGCAAACAAACTCCTAGACCAAGATTAAGAATATCGAATATATTAGGAACTTTTACAACAATATTACTTACACTTCCTCAAGGATTAGAAGGAGCAAAAGTTACAAGAGTAAGAACTTTAGCTAGATATGTTGATAATGCAAACTTTACAGGTGGTCAAATTCTGTTAGAGAATGGTTCAAATTTATTATTAGAAGATGGTTTTGCAATAGACATGGATCAGGGTATAAATCCATTTGGTACTCCAGATCCTACAGCTACTTTTGATGAACAAATTTTTATAATTGATCGAAAAACTACAGAAAATAGAGAAATTATTGAATTTGAATTAGCTGCTACTTATGATATACATGGTGTTAGATTACCGAAAAGACAAGTATTACCAGCTGACTTCCCTGGCATTGGTACGTTTTTCTCATAATGTGGCGAGATGATGCACTTGAACACGCAGTACAAGAAGATCCAAGAGAGTCTTGTGGTCTTTTGATAATTAAGAAAGGGAAAGAAGTATATTTTCCTTGTAAAAATTTAGCGTTTGAGCCAACAGATCAATTTATTATTGATGCGGATTGTTGGGTAGAAGCAGAAGATCAAGGAGAAATAGTTGCTGTTGTTCATAGCCATCCTGTTACAAGTCCTAATCCAAGTGAAGCAGATAGAGTAGCGTGTGAAAAATCAGATTTAAAATGGTGGATTGTTCAACCTAATTTAAAACAATGGGGATATTGCGAACCTTGTGGTTATAAGGCTCCTATAATTGGTAGGAAATGGGTTTGGGGTGTTACTGATTGTTGGAGTTTATGTAGAGATTGGTATAAAGAAGAATTAAATATAGAACTTATAGATTGGGTAAGACCAAAATCATCAGAAGAATTTATAAAAAATCCAATGTTTGAGGATTGTTTTGCAAAAACAGGATTTAGAGAATTGTTGCCGACAGAAAATTTAAAGTATGGAGATTTATTATTAATGTCAATAGGTAGTAGCGGATTAAATCATATTGGTGTTTACTTAGGACAGCAAACAGTTTTACATCATTTACAAAATAGGTTATCAAGTCGTGATCTATTAGATGAATGGCTGTTAAAATGTATAGGTAAAAGGATTCGTTATGCTGCGTAAAATTAAGCTATACGGAGAACTAGCAAAGTTTCTAGGTCAAAAAACTTTTGAAGCTGAAGTACATAATGCTGCACAGGCAATAAGATTTTTAGTGGTTAACTTTCCACAGTTAGAAAGACATATGGCAGATAGATATTACAAAGTAAATGTTGGAGATTGGGAGTTAACACAAGAAGAGTTGATTTATCCAAATGGACAGGAAGATATAAAAATTATTCCTGTAATTGGAGGAGAAGGTGGTAGAGGTTTTGGTCGAGTTTTAATGGGAGCAGCATTAATTGGTGTAGGTATTGCATCTGGTGGAGCTACTTTTGCAGGGGGTAGTTTTACTGGAGTTGGTTTTTTAGGAGGAACAACAGCAGTACTTGGAAATGTAGGTATAGTTTTAGCTTTAACAGGTATAGCAGAAATGCTAACTCCTGTTCCTACTATTTCAGAAATGGAACAAGATCCTAGAAATTCATTTAATTTTAGTGGCATACAAAATACAAGTCGTGCTGGTGTAGCTGTTCCTGTTATTTATGGCGAAGTATTAACTGGATCGGTAGTAATATCTGCTGGTATTGAAACTGCACAGGTGGAAGTATGAGTAAGATTATTGGCTCTGGCGGAGGAGGAGGAAAAGGTGGCGGAGGAGGCGGTGGTACTCCTACCGAAGCTAAAGATAATTTAGATTCTAAACAGTTTGCCAAAGTATTAGATTTAATTGGCGAAGGAGAAATAGAAGGATTAGTAGATGGTGCAAAGTCTATATTTTTGAATAACACACCCTTACAGGCTACTGATGGTACTTTTAATTTTAAAGATGTAACCTTTGAAGCTAGAACTGGTACTTCTAGTCAAACTAATATTCCAATAACAAAAAATGTAGAAACCACAAAATCTACAGGATTTTCTACAGTTCCACAGTCTACACCTAAAGTTATACAGATTACTGATTCAGATGTTGATGCAGTTTCAATAACTATTACTGTTCCGTCTTTACAATCTTTAAGTGATAAGGGAGATATTTTTGGTACAGAAGTTCAACTTCAAATCGCTGTTCAGTATAGTGGTGGGTCATATTCAACTGTTGTTTCTGGCAATGCAGGAACTATCACTGGTAGAACTCCTGATGTTTACCAAAGAGATTACTTAATAAATTTAGACGGTGCTTTTCCTGTAAATATTAAAGTTACTAGAATTACTGCTGATAGTGCGTCAACTAAATTAGCCAATGAAATTCAATTTAACAGCTATGTAGAAATTAAATACGACCAAAGAACTTATCCAAATAGTGCATTAGTAGGATTAAAAGTTGATGCTGAACAATTTACATCTATTCCTACTAGAAAATATTTAGTAAAAGGTATAAAAGTAAAAATTCCTCATAACGCTACTGTCAATTCTGATGGTAGTTTATCTTATGCAGGAGTGTTTAATGGAACGCTTGGTGCTGCTCAGTATACAAATGATCCTGCTTGGTGTTTGTATGATCTTCTGACTTCTTCTAGGTACGGATTAGGAGATCATTTACAGGAATCTGGTTTAGATAAGTTTAGTTTTTATGCAGCATCAGTTTATTGTTCTGCACAAGTAGATGATGGCACTGGTGCTGGTACAACAGAACCTAGATTTAGTTGTAATGTTGCGATCCAAAATCAACAGGAGGCTTATAACGTAATAAATCAAATGTGTTCTGTATTTAGAGCTATGCCATATTACGAAACTGGTAGTTTGACTATTACACAGGATTCTCCAAAAGATTCTAGTTATTTGTTTACTTTAGCTAATGTAATGCCACCAGGTTTTACTTACCAAAATACATCCCAAAGAACTAGACCTACAGTTGTAGTTGCTAAATATTTAGATTTAGAACTTAGAGATGTCAATTATGAAGAAGTTATAGATACTGCAAACCAAGCTAGATATGGAAGTGTTGTAAAAAATATAGATGCTTTTGCCTGTACGAGTAGAGGACAAGCAAATCGTTTGGCAAAATGGTTGCTCTACATGGAAAACGTAGAACGTGAAGTAGTTACATTTTCTACTTCAATAGATGCAGGAGTTATTGTCAGACCTGGACAAATTATAGAAATAGCTGACCCTGTAAGATCAGGAGAACGTAGAGGTGGTCGTATAAGTGCTGCTACAACTACTGATATAACTGTAGATGATTCAAATGGGTTATCGTTTTCTGTAGGTTCGACTTTATCCGTTGTTCTTTCTGATGGGTCAGTAGAAAATAAACCTGTAAGTGGTATATCAGGAGATGTCATAACAGTATCAAGTGCTTTTACTTCTGCTCCCAACGTCAATAGTGTTTGGATTTATCAAACAACAGATATTCTTACAAGCACTTGGAGGGTTTTAACTGTTAGCGAAGAGAACAGAACTAATCATGTTATTACAGCAAGTCAATATAATTCTGGAAAATATAATCATATTGAAAGTGGGATTGCTCTTACAACAAGAGATATTACTAATTTAGATATACCTCCTGCTTCTCCAACTGGTATTACAGCAGAGGAAGTTATTTATGAAAATACTGGTATTGCAAGAGTAAAAATTATTGTAAGTTGGACTACCTCTACTGATAATGTTTATGTCAGATGGAGATATGAGCAAGGTAACTATACTTCTCGTTCTGTTGAAGGTGCTAAAAGTTATGAGATTGTAGATACGATTGCTGGTAATTACACGATTGAAGTTTATAGCGTTAGTGCTTCTGGTTTAAGATCAACACTTCCAAACTCATTAAATCCATTTGTAGCTGTAGGAAAAACTGCTCTTCCAACAAATGTAAGTGGTGTCAGCTTGTTACCTATAGATGAATCAAGTGCAATATTAAGTTGGAATCGTGCCACAGAACTTGATGTGTTGTTAGGAGGGAAAACTCTTATCAGACATTCTTCTCTTACAACAGGAGCACAATGGAAAGATTCACAGGAGATTGTGGTAGCTGCTGCTGGAAACCAAACACAAAAAATCGTTCCCTTACTTGAGGGAACTTATCTAATTAAATTTGAGGATGATGGTGGCAGAGAAAGTCCTGCACCTGGTTCAAGTGATAGCGATTGGAACAACACAAGAGTTACAACTAATCTTCCTGCACCATCAGAAAGACTTGTTGTAGGAACAGTTGATGAACATACTCCAAACTTTACGGGATCGAAAACTAATACTGTATATGATGCTTCACTTGATGCTTTAAAACTAACAGTTACCAGTAATGCAACAGCAACATCGGGAGAATATATTTTTGCTAACTCTGTAGATTTAACAGAAGTTTATGATGTTAATTTAAGAAAAACTTTAAAAGCTAGTAACTTTTTATTAAACAGTTTATGGGATTCAAGAACAGATTTAATTGATACATGGGGATATATTGATGCTGTCGGTGGACTGACAGAGGCTACAAAATGTAATGCTGCTGTTTATGTGAGGTCAACTAATGACAACCCATCTGGATCTCCCACTTGGAGTGATTACAAAGAATTTAGTAATGTATTAATAACTGGTAGAGCATTTCAATTTAAAGCAATATTAACAAGTAATGACACTAACCAAAATATAGCTGTAACTGAATTAGGAGCTACACTAGAATTACAGGGAAGGACAGAATCTATCTCGACTCCAGTTACTACTGGATCGTCACAATATACTGTTACTTTCACGAAAACATTTAAACAAGCACCAACTGTAGTAGTGACTCCAACAACTCAACAAACAGGTGATTTTTTTGAACTTGCTAATATAAGTAGGACAGGATTTCAAGTCACTTTTAAAAATGGAAGTTCAGCAGTTGCAAGATCATTTGTATGGGCTGCATCAGGTTTTGGAAAGGAGGTCACATAAATGAGTAACACGCATGATTATGATATAGCTAATGCTGTAGGACAAACTTTTAGAGCAGATTTAAATGTTTGTCTTGGAGATATTCAATCATTAAATAGTGGTTCTTCTGACCCTTCTACTACTGTTGCTTATAAAATCTGGGCTGATACTGCTAATAATTTATTAAAAATTAGAAATTCTGCTAATAATGGTTGGTTAACATTAGGAGATTTAACAGATGCAAATAATCTTGGACTTGCAACTAAGGCATCTCCAACATTTTCTGGAACTGTAACTTCTGGTGGCGATATTGTCATGTCTGGTACAGGTTCTTTACAGTTACCAACAGGAACTACTGCTCAAAGACCAACTCCTGCTACTGGAGATATAAGATTTAACACTACGCTTACGCAATTTGAAGGTTATAACGGATCTGCATGGGGAGAGATTGCTAATGGAGTTCCAGCGGGGTCAGTGTTTAGCTTTGCAACTACTACAGTTCCGACAGGTTATTTAGAGTGTAATGGTGCTGCTGTCAGCAGATCCACTTATGCAAGTTTATTTAGTGCAATATCAACAACATGGGGAGTAGGAGATGGATCATCTACATTTAATCTTCCTGATCTTCGAGGACAGTTTGTAAGAGGTTGGGATAATAGTGCTGGTGTTGATAGTGGAAGATCATTTGCTTCTAGCCAATCAGATCAAAACAAATCTCACAATCACTCAATAAATGATTCTGGTCACAATCATACTATCGGTAACTGGGGTGGTAACTTTGGAGGAGGTTCTGGAGCATTAACATTTAGAAATGATGTTTCTGGAACAAATGGTTCGATTATTCAAAACTCAACAACAGGTATTTCAATACAAAATGATGGTGGAACGGAAGTTCGTGTTAAGAACTATGCTCTTATGTATGTAATTAAATTTTAAATTATGGCAAATAAAAAGATATCAGAACTAACAGCGTTAACCGCACCAGCAAGCACCGATGTATTGCCTATCGTTGATGTAAGTGGTGGTGGTACAGGTTCAAACAATAAGATTACATACGCAAACTTATTAAGTAAAGCACCTGACGGATCTGCCTCTTTGCCATCATTTAGTTTTAATTCCGATCCAGATACAGGAATTAGTGGAGGATCAGATACTTTAACCTTCAGTACAGGTGGAAGTGGCAGAATGACAATTAATTCTGCTGGTCTTGTAAATATTGTTGGAGACTTAACAGTTGGTGGCACAACAACTACAATCAACACCACCAATCTTGATGTTGAAGATAAAAATATTACTCTTGGTAAAGTTACAACACCATCTGATACAACTGCTGATGGAGGTGGATTAACTCTAAAGGGTGCTACAGATAAGACATTTAATTGGTTAGATGCCACAGATTCATGGACAAGTAGTGAGCATATTTCTGTTTCTGGTCAAAAAGAAGTTAGATATTTAGATTCTGATTCATCACATTATGTAGGTTTTAAATCTCCAGCTACAGTTTCATCAAATGTTGTTTGGACTTTACCTTCTGCTGATACAGGAGTTAGTGGCTACGTCTTATCTAGTGATGGATCTGGAGTTCTTAGTTGGGTAGCACCTGGTCAAAATGCAGATCCTAGTTTTACAGGAACATTAACTCTTAGTGATGATGGCAATATAAGAGGATTTGCTTCTACTCAAGCTACCTATACCGGATCGGTAAAAACTTTTACAGTTACAGTAGCAACTAAAACAGCAGCCCATAGATATAACGGAAGTGGATCTAGTAATGGTTATTTAATTGATGGTAAAGAAGCACCATTCTTAACTCTTACACCAGGTCGTACATATAAGTTTGACCAATCAGATAATAGTAATAGTGGTCATCCTTTACGTTTTTATCTTGAGTCTAATAAGACTACAGCTTATACAAGCAACGTAACGACAAACGGAACTGCTGGTTCTAGTGGTGCATATACACAGATTGTTGTAGGCGATACGACTCCAATAGTAATTCATTATCAATGCTCAAGTCATGCCTTGATGGGAAATGGAATAGCTACAAACTCTGCAACAGCTACAGGAACTTTGTTATCTAGCTTAAGTGTTACTGGAAATATGGATGTTACTGGCACATTTACTGTTAGTGACAATATTTTGATGACAGGAACAGGAGCTATTGATGTTGCTTCTGGCACAACTGCTCAAAGACCAGGCTCTCCCTCTGCTGGTATGTTCAGATTCAATAGTCAAACTACAGAATTTGAAGGATATGATGGAAGTTCTTGGGGAGATATTGGAGGTGCAGCAGCTACAGGAACAGCAGATTTATTAGATATTGCATCTTCTTCTGGAACAGGTGGTGGCTCTGCAACATTTAACGGAACTGCTTACAGATTTAAGCTAGTTACGAAGGGAACAAGCACAGCAGTAACACCAGCTAATGCAGAAATTTTAAGAGTATCTATCAATGGTGTGATGCAACAACCCAATGATGGATCTGGTCAAGGAGACATGACAGAAGGATATGTTG